CTGCTAGTGGAAGTTCTGTTAGTGCTTTAGATTTAACAAATTGCTTTAGTACTGATTATGATGTGTATTATTTATCAATTACTAAATTAGACCAAAATTCATCATCTAATGAAGTTAAAATTAATTTTTTAGATAGTGGTGGTAGTCAAATAACAAGTACAAGTTATGACCAAGCAACTTTAGTTATGAAATCAAATACTTCTTTTTCTGAAAGTAGAAGCACAGATGCAACTTTTGGATTTATTGCTTATGGTGTTAGAGGTAGTGAAGATGGTATAGGTCTAGGTATGTATATTTTTAATCCTTATGACAGTTCAAGTTATACTTTTTTTACAGTTCAAAATAGCTATATTGTTTTAGGTGGGTCAAATTTAGAGGGTTATAAAAAAATTGGTGTTTTAAAATCTGCAGAACAATTAACAGGAATTAAATTTGCTTGTGGTGGTGGTGGAACTTATGACAATATTACAGTAAATATATATGGAGTTAAATAATGGCAGGTAGCTTAATAAAAATTCAAGAAACAACAGTAAGTTCAGCAACTGCAAGTGTAACTTTAACAGGTATTGATAGCACTTATGATGTGTATAAAGTTGTGTTAAGAGATATTCAAGGGGACACAGATATACAAAGTTTAAAGGTTAGAGTAACTGCTAGTGGAACTGCACAATCAACTTCTAATTATGATTATGCAAAAAAAACATTAAGAGCTAATACAAGTTTTTCAAACAGTAGTGCTACAAATCAAACTGAAGTTTTTGTAAATACACAATTAGCTATGGGAACAGGAACAGAGGAAACATTACAGGGTGTTCAATACTTGTTTAATTTTAATAATTCAAGTGAATATAGTTTTGCTACTGATGAACTTGTTTTTAGAAGTTATGATAGTGGTAGCTTAATGGGTGGACAAGGTGGTTGGGTTTATACAGTTGCAGAAACTCATAATGGAGTAAATTATTTTATGTCAAGTGGAAATATTGCTAGTGGAAAATTCACTTTATATGGTTTAAAGAAGTAAGTATAAGAAATATATAGTAAGATAGGAGAACTATGGCAATAAAAACAATAGAACAATTTAGAACTGAAGCTACTTCAGAGATTGAATCTGCAAAGCCACTGTATGCTCAAGTTAATAATGAACGAAGAGAATTTACAGATGCTGAGTACGACCAAGCAATAGAAGATTTAGCACAATCTAAATTAGATGAGCAAGATAATGGCTATTCAAGAGCAAGACAAGAAGCATATCCAGCATTAGCTGAGCAACTTGACTTACTTTACCATGACATGACTGCCGGTAAAGGCGATAAGACTGGCGAGTGGTATAAAGAGGTTAAAGCAGTTAAAGATGCTAACCCTAAACCTAGCTAATGAAACTTAAACTTATTCGTATAAGTTCTCAAGAGGATTCTACTAATGGGATTCTGTATATTAATGATGAGTTTGCTTGTTACACACTTGAAGATGAACAACGCAAGATAAAAGTTAAGCATGAAACTGCTATACCTTTGGGGATATACGAGATTAAATTTAGAACTGTTGGTGGTTTCCATACTAAATACACCTCTAGGTATGGTGCTGATTGGCACAAAGGTATGTTGGAATTACAAGATGTACCGAACTTTCAATATATTTTAATTCATACTGGTAATACTGATGAACATACCAGTGGTTGTATTCTCGTGGCAGATAATCAAGAAAATAATTTGTTAATGAAAGATGGGTTTGCCGGTAAAAGCGGTCAAGCATACAAGCGTATATACCCAGTTATTAGAGATGCCTTACTTAATAATGAAAAGGTAACTATTGAAATTAATGATGTATCTGAACTTAACAAAGGTGCTAATGGAGTAAGCAATAAACAAACTGAAGAATACATTAGTAGTAAAAAGGTCTATGAGAAATTACAAGAGATTAATGGGAATATCAAAAAGCTAGATGCTAAGATAGATGGACACAACATTTTATAGGAGAATCATGGCAAAAGGAAACTGGAAAGCATACTGGAAGTTTATGTTTGCAAAAGCATTTAGAACTGGTCTGCAATCTGCTATATCATTATGGCTAGCTAACAGTACTGGAATTATAGATGCCGAGATATTACAACTTGTAGGGGTAGCATTCCTTACATCTTTTATAACAGTAATACAACACGCCCTCGAACAATATAAACCAAGTCAGACTTTTGATAAATAAGGTTGCAACGAACTTTAAATAAGTTTGTTAATTTAATATTTGTATTATTTTTAGCAATACCTTTACCGGCATTTGCTTACCATACAGAAACACAAGCACCTTATCAAATATCGATTAGCTACGATAATACTAATGGGGAAGTAACTCTTACATGGCAAGAGAGTGATGGTTTAGAAGATAATCCGCCTGAATATTACAGAATATTTTATGGCGATACTGATACTGCTTCTGATTATTCTATTGATACATCTTTTGGTTTTACTGAAGCATTATCTAATCAATCATATACATTTACTGCTGAACAAATATACAACAGTTTAGGTAGTGCAAATTTTATTTTTTATGCAAAGATACAAGCTCGTGATGATAGCGGTATGACTGAATCCGACATGACATCTATTGTCAATGTGTCTTATGATTTTGTTTATGTACCGGCTTCAACAACTTCTAGCACCACATCTAGCACAACTACATCTAGTAGCACAACATCTAGTACTACTTCTACTACTACAACTACTTCTACTACTACAACTACAACCACCTTACCGCCTACTACTACAACTACAACCACGACAACAACTACAACTTTACCGCCTAAACCACCGCCACCTCCACCACCGCCAACTACAACGACAACTTTGTATGTAGTTGTGCTTGAAGATGGTAGCGAAGCTGAATATGAACAATACGAAGTTGAAGATGGAACTGTTGAAAGAGATGAAGAACGCAGGAATAATGAAAAAGAATATGGTTGCTACATGACTAATGCACAAATTGATAGGGGAGATTGTGATATACCTGATGAACAACCTGAACAAGAAGTTATAATTGAAATTGATGAAGAAGAAGTCGATACCAAAGGAGAGTTTCCTGATGATGATGTTGTGGTACCTGAATTGGAACTTGAAGATGAAGTTGAAGTTGATTTACCTATCGAAAAAAATGATGCCGATAAGGAAGATGATTTGGAGATTGAGGTGGTTGAGCTTCCTGAAGAAACACAACTTGATGATGACATTATCGTGGTGGAAGATGAGGTTGATGAGTTACCGGAAAGCGAGGATATAAAAGATGAGCCTATTGTTGTGGTGGAAGTTGAAGAAGATGTCGAGGAAGTTTTGGTTGAGCCAATACAGGAAGATGTTGAGGAAAGACCAGTTGATGAGCTTACAGAGGCAGAAGTCATTGTTGAAGTCGCTGAAGTTGTCGAAGTAATTAAACTAGAAATAGAGGAAGATTTATCTGATGGTGAAATTGCCGAAAAAATCGAAGAGTATGTCGAGGAACTTGAAACAGAAGAAGTCATCGAGGTGCTTACAGAAGTAAATGATGTAGGCGTTCAAAACTTAGTGCAAGTATCTGAGGAAGTGCAAGAAGTTGTCCAAGCAGTAGTTGAAGAAGCCATAGAAAATGTTGAAGAACTTACAGAGGAACAAGTTGAAGTTGTTGCTGATGTATTACAAGTTGAAACTGAAGATGTTGCAATCGTTGCAGAACAAGTTAAATCAAATGTAGCAGTTGCACAAGCAGTTGAGGAATATGTTGAAAGAGCAGTTGAGAATGCTGATGTCGAAGATTACACACTTGCTGATGTAACAACAGAAATACAATTCGAATCTTTTGTAGCAGACCCTATCAGTGTTATAGTAGATATAGATTTTGACAATATAAGTTTAAACAATATTGCTGATGACATGACACAAGACCAAAGGGATAAAGCACAAGAAGTTATCGTACCAACAGTGTTAGTAAGAATAGTTAGCATGTTTAGGAGATTAAGTTGGTAAGTAAAATATACAAATGGTTGATTGAAGCTATTAAAGAAACTTTAAATTTGAGCTGGACTCTTGTAGGTTTGATTATTGCTACCCTAACTTTGACAGGGTCAGCACAACAGATTACAGGTTTAGCTACTATTATAACTTTAGTGATATGGCTTTTGACTATTGGGTTTCGTAAAGGAGATTAGTATGGACTGTTGTGGTAATGGTTGTTGCGGTGGTAGGTAATGTGCATTGTAAATAAAAAAGATGATGGCTCATTTGTGCAGATTTGTAACTGCAAGTATGGAAGTGAGCATTGTAATGGCTGATAATGGATATACACAGAAAGAGATGATTAATAAAGTAATGTTGGATATTGATAAGTTGTTTGAAAAGTTAGACCAAATACAAAAAGATTTAGCAACTAGACCAACTCGCCAAGAAATATATGGCTGGATTATAGCAGGTATATCAATAGCTACACTGATTACTGTTTTAATGTAATACACACTATATCGAACATCTGTTCTAGACTACGATTATGGATAAAGACACAAAAAGTCTTATATCTAAAAGAAAAGATATAGAACACAATGAAGAACTGGGTAATAATTATTATCCTAGTGGTTGGCAACCCCAAGCAAGTTTTGATGAAACTACAAAAACAGGGAATATAACTCATGTGCAACCCCACAACAACAACTTTAAGTACGAATCATTATTAGATTCTTGGGGTTTTGATAGTAAAGAATTTTATATTGATGAAGATACTATTCGCTTTTCTACTTGGAATGCACAACAAAAGGGTGGAACGATTGTTGATATGTATGCATTTAGGGCAATCATTAAGAAAAAAAATCCACATCACGATAAGTACTACAAAAAATTATTAGCAGAAGTTAAAAAGAAAAAACCTATACAAACTAAGACCGGTGGTAATTGTGCATGGTTTTTCTTTATGGCTGATTGGCAACTTGGAAAAAAGGATTTAGGAGTTGAAGAAACTATAAAACTAATTAGGCGTGGTATATCTAATGGTAAAAAACAACTTAAAGATTTAGCAAAAGCTGGTTTTGTTGTTAAAGAAATATACCTTATAGGATTGGGCGATTTGATTGAAAACTGTTTTGGCTTTTTTGACCATCAACCCTTTAATGTTACTTTGTCTAAAACTGAACAGGAACACTTAACTAGAGTAATGATTCTTGAAATACTTGATAGCTTCTTAGGTAAAGCTGAATCTATTATTCTTGGTGGCGTACCGGGAAACCATGGCGAGAACAGAAGCGGTAAAACATCTGTAAGTACTAATCGTTTGGATAATGCAGATACTGCATCTATACAAATCGTAGGAGAAATTATTGCTGGGCGTGAAAGGTACAAACATGTAAAGGTAGTTGTACCTGATGATTTTCATTTAGCACTAGAAGTATTTGGTAAGCGTATTGCTTTTACACATGGACACATGACAACTGGTGGCGGAGATATTTGGAATAAGATTGAAAAGTGGTGGAAAGGTCAGATGTATGGTTGGCTACCGGCAGGTATGTGTGAGATTCTTGTTACCGGTCATTATCATCATTTAAGAGTTGTTGAACAACTTGGGCGTACTTGGTTTCAAGCACCATCTCTTGACCAGTCTGATGAGTTTAAAGCAAGAACAGGCAACATGACTAGAAATGGTGTGCTTAGTTTTACTGTTAATAAAGATGGTTGGGATAATTTAAAAATCTTGTGAATTTATGCATAAATCTACTACCATAAATAGTGCATAAGGAGAGATAATGTCAGCATTGAAAATTGTAGGCATAGAAAATACAGTTTATGGGAAACCACAACTGATAAAAGAGAATAGTGAGGGCGGTCTTGTCTTTGAAGATTTGCCTATGGGAATAACTAGATTAGAGGTAGATAATAGTAAATCTGTTAGTACCAATAATAAGTTGCCTAGTACCGAACGCACTAACGCCTGATTCTTTATTAGATTATAGGGCGTGTAGAGAACACCAAATAATAGTTGAACATGTTATTGATTGGCAACCTACTGTTGAAGAATACTTTAAAAATAGTGATGTCGTAAAGGCACTTACTGTAATATACTGCGAAAGCTCTGGGCGTAGCTATGCACGAAACCTTAACACCAACAACACAAGTGATATTGGGTTATGGCAATTCAATGATAAGACATGGGCGTGGCTCTCTACGAAACTTAATGTCAAGTCAAATAGATTGAATCCGGAAGTATCTACCGCAGTCGCATCTTGGCTAGTTTATAATGATGGGTGGCACCATTGGAACTCAAGCAAAAAATGTTGGGGGAAATATGAGTATTGAGCAATTTTTACTAATTATAATTTTAGTAATACAAATCGTTTCATATCGATTAAAATAGG